ACATCTTTTGTGTCAACATAAGTTGGAGCAATATCAGTTACAGATATAGCATCGTTTTTCAATTGAGCTATTTTCATAGCCTGTTTACTACCATATTGTCTTAACCTACCTCTTTTATTTCTTCTAATCGTTGGAAATAATTTACCATCAGAACCCATAGTTCTCATTGTTTGATTATCTATGGTAGGTGATTTAGGATTTACAGCTCTGTTTACATAAGGGTATTTTTTACTTTTAATAATTTTGTCAGCTACCTTATAAGCAACACTAGGGTTCTTTACTTTTTCCATAACCTTACCGCTTTTTGCTCTTTGAACCTGTTCATAAGGCATAGGAAACACTTTTCTGGTAGGTCTTTGTGTTTTGTTTTTAATTTTAGCTAAAAATTGAGACATAGAAGGTATGTTTTCTTGTTTAATGTTACTTCTTTGCTTACTTGCCATTAAATTTTGCCCAAGTTGCATAACTTTTAATTTTTTTCCAAAGGTTTTTTTAGTTTTTTTGCTCATTTACCTTACTTCTCGCTATATCTACTTTTTCATCAGCCACTCTTATACGTTCTTGTGCTTGAAACTCTTGATCTTCTCTCTTCATTTTATCTAAATCTATTTTTTCTTCAAATTCATCTATTTTTCTTTGCTCTGTAGCAGCAAACTCGCCTTGTCTTCTTTGTAAGTCCATAGCTCTTAGGTCTAACTCTCTAGTTTTAAGAGCAACTAATGGATCGGGTTTAGTTGTACCTTGTTCTAATTCAGCTAAACCTTGTGTAAGTTCATTTATAGTTTGAGCTATCTTAGATTCTGTTACTGTTTCAAATTGTTTAGGATCAGTTTGTGATAAAGCAGTCATTTGTTGGTCTTTTTGTATATCCATTAATACTAAAGCTCTTGCCTTAAAAGAAATATGTTCCATAATGTGTGCTTGAAGAGAACCATACACAGCTGGATTTACTTGCACCATTCTAGTTTGCATAAAAGCAATGTGTGCTCCAATATGTGCATCATGATCTTGTTCAGGAAATGCTTTTAAAGGCATCATTTTCATAGCGTTACTATTTTCAATAGCAGGGTCAGACGGCTTTGGTTTTTGTGATGGTTTTAATAAACTATCAATTTGTTTTGTACCTAATGCTTCATATACTCTGTAATAAGCTTCACGCATATCGTGCATTGCAGGATTACTTGAAGCTACTTGTAATTGTGTTTGTGCCATTGTAAATCTTTGCGATAAAGAAAATACATCTGGATCAGCTACAGGTAAAACATCTACCTCTTGACTAAAATCTGTAAGTTTAACAAAACGATTACCTCCATAAACTGCATACGGATATACAGGAGGCAAGTATGTTCCAAAAACAGAAGCTAATAATTTAAATTCTTGTCGCATAGAATAGTAGCAACGTTTATGTATTGCACTCATAACTCTTGAACCACGTTCAAGTAATGCTAGTGTAGAACCAACAGCTCTATTTTGTTTATCATTACCTGTTTGTAAATCTGCAATAGATGCAAATCGCTGACCTGCTTGGACTACAAATCCTAAAAGATTAAATAAAGTTGTGCTTGGCTCTTTGAAAGGTAAAGGTAAAAATTGATCTCGTATGTTTCCTCCCGGAGCATCAACATCTCTAAATTCACCGGGTTGAAAAGGTTGGTCATCATCTCTAATGCGCATGCCTCTTGACTTAAAACCTGCTGGTAAATTACTTAAAGTTCCAGCATCTAATAATTGTCTCAACGCGGCAGTTGCGGCTCTTGATAATCCACCAATCATATGTATTAATCCAAAACCATAAAAACCTAACCCTGGTAAAAATTTAAAATGAACAAAGAAATCTTTTCTTTTGAAAGTATCATCATTCATATTATAGTTTCTATATATAGATAATATCTCTTGTGAGCCTTCATCAATAGTTACAATGTAAGGAAGCTTGACGTTTTTTTCTGCATCCTCTACTTCATATTCTTCTAAGTCTAAATCTACGTGCATTTCTAAAATATTAAATTGATAATCTGTATCTTGGTTATCGGCCACTCCTTCAATAGAATCATACTTGTCTTGCACTTCATCATCATCTCTTCTTGATGGTAGTATTTCTACATCTCTATAAAAACCTGCTCGTTGTTTTTTTAAAACATCGTTTTCATTCATTTTTAAAATATGTGTTATTCGATCACAATCTCGTAAGTCTGTTGCATAGTAAGGAACTACTAAATCTTCAGCAGGTATAAATTTACTGACTGCTCTTTTCATTACTTCATCGTAATATACTTTTTTAAAAGAAGAACCAGCTAAAGGAAGATAAAACAACATTTGATCAAACTCAGGAGTGTACTCTTCCATTTTGTCTGTCAACATATAGTTCATAAATTCTTTTACTCTCTGAGCTTGTTCATTTCTTTCTGGACTTCTTTCTCCCACGACTTGTGTTTTTACAGGACCGTTTGCTGGTAATAATTCTTTATAAGCCTGTGCTTGAAATTGTGTAATCGATTCTGCTAACAATGGATGTGTTACAGAAGAAGCTCCTAGAAAAGGGCCACTTTCTTCTGTGTATTTAAAACCTAATAAATCTAATCCTTTTGTGTAGGCTTGTTCCCAATCACTTCTTGATTCTTTATCTTTTCTGTAGTCAGCTAATAAATCAACTGCTAATCCTGATAAAACACGCTCATCTAATTCTTCCGATAAATTAGAAAAAAATTGTATTGCTTGTTGTTCTTGAGAAAAATCTTGAGCAACTTCCTCTTGCTCCATATCCTCTTCTTCTTCTATTTCAACTTCAGGTAAACCATCAGGGGCAATATCATCTTCTTGTATCTCAGGGTTTAATTCAACATCAGCCATATAATTACATTATTTTTGTAGGTTTATTTTTTCCTATTTTAACAGGAACTACAACAGAGCCCCCACCTTGCATATAACCCATTTTATTTCTAACACCCCTAGGTAATTTTTTCAATCCTTTGTTTTCTGGTGGTATAGGTTTTAATCCTTTATTGCTTTCAGGTATTTGTTTTTCACTTGGTTTTACAGATTCAAGTTTTTTAGGTTTCACTGGTCTTAATTTTTTTGGTTTTTTAGAAACTAAAGCACCATCATCAAAACCTCCCATACCAATTAAATCGGTAACAGCTTCACCAATCGAAACTGCTTCAGGGGCAGTAAGAATAGTATTACGTATCCTTTTATATTTACTTACTAAAGGATCTTTTGTTTTTTTCTTTTTTTTAATCATTGTACCTCCAGCACTAAATTTATCTCTAACTTTCATTAATTCATTGTATTTTTTTGTACTACCATTTAAAGATTTTTTAACATAACGATCGCCTTCCATCATCCTATCGGCTCTATCTCGTATTATTTTTGCATACTCATCATCAAAAATAGTAGATCTTTTTTTACCTGTTTCTTTTCTATATCTTTTACCTAAATCTCTTATACTCTCTTTTATTGTTGGATAAAAAGCTTTTCCTATTTTATATTTTGAACCCATATAAATCCCTTAAAATAAATAGTCTACCATTTAAAAAGGTCTACGACTAGACCCCCTTTACTTTTATATATCTTAACAGGAGTTTTGTCCAAATCTTTTGGTAGTTCTAATAAAATATATTTATCGTATAAGGATCTTGAAGTAGGCCCAGAGTCAGGTATTACAAATTTACGTCCTCTTATTCCTGCTAAATTCATAAACGATTCCGCTTCTTCGTTTGTATAAAACGCACCAAGATGTTCTTCGTATGGTTCTGTTGTTGGGCCGTGTGCTTGTATCTTCATTCCTTTTAATCTTTGTTCTACTAAATCAGAACCTTCTGTATTTGTATTTGCATTACTTCTAGCAACTACTTTATATTGTTTTTTAGGATCGCTTCGTGCCACATCTACTTTTACTATTTTACCTTCATAGTTTTTTGCAAAACTTTTCATTGCTTTCATAAAACTAGCATCTTGATCAGGTTTTGTTAATCTTCTTTCAGAACTTGTACTTGAACTTTGTCCTCGTAAAACTTTACCATCTAGTCTTGCACCAGCTTTACCTAAGAATGTTCCGTATTGAGAAAAGTCTGCAGCTGTTCCTCGGCCTTTTGCAGCACCACTTATTTCAGAAGGAACCACTCCTATATAATCTATGTCAGGTCTTTCTTTTGCAAAATATTTAGATAACATTTTAATAGTATAGTTTCTATGTTCTTGCAGCATCGGTTGATACTCTAATCCTTTTTCGTTAATCAATTTATTGTAAGCTTCTACAAACATATTGTTATCTAAGTTATGAAATTTTTTCTGACCATCAATATTCATTAAACGATCTCGTATGCGTTCTATTTCTTGTAAGTCTGCATCACTTGTTCGCACACCTTTATCTAGTTTTATAATTTCATCTAACAGTTTTTTCTTTTGTCCAGATACTAAGGAACCCGAACCAGAACCTGCAACATCATCAAAGTAATCTCTGTTATACGGATTTAATCTTCTTAATTCTGGTTCACGCGCTAGTTTCACTCCTATCTTTTGTTGCTTATCTAACTGGTGTTCATCAATAAGAAAAACTTTTTTACCATCTTTTGTAAAACGTATGTGTCCTCTTGTATGTGCCAAAGCTTGTTGTCGTAAATTTTGTGCCACTCCATCAGGTCCTGTTACAGTAGAGTAATGTCCTCCTGAACGAACAATC